ACGGCTGCCGATACATTTTTTGGCAATTGGATTGTAGAAAACGATCCAAAACAACCAAAAACGCTTGCACAAGCTATGGGCGGCTATGGTGCAGGTTATCAAGCACTATCATCTATGCATGGACGCTTACGCAAAGCGGCTGGCATTCTTAATGACAAAGGCATGAACATCGTGTTCATTGCTCACAGCGAAACCAATACTATCGAATTGCCGGATGCTGATCCATATACAAGATACGACATTCGTATGCAGAAAAAAAGTGTTTCACATTACGTTGATAACGTAGATCTCGTAGGTTACTTAAAGTTAGAAACTTTCACTATGGGTGACGGTGAACGCAAAAAAGCAATCAGCGACGGTACACGAATCTTAGTTACTTATGCCACAGCCAGCAATATCAGTAAAAACAGATATGGCATTAGTGAAGACATCATTGTATCGCAAGGTACAAATCCATTAGTTAATTTTATTTCAATATTAGGAGCATAATCATGAGTTTTTGGACAACAAGTGAAGGTAAGTCAGCCGCTACAGAAGCAACTGGAAAATTTGAGGCATCAGCAAGCTATGAGCTTATTCCAGATGGCACAACAGCGATGGCAATTATCACTAAGCCATCTATTGAGCAGTTTCAAGGTGATGAGTACATCAACATCGAATGGACTGTTGTAAAACCCGACGCATACAAAAATCGCAAGATCTTTCAAAAAGTGCGCGTTTGGGATAACAATCCAAAGAAAGCAGACAAAGCAAAAGCAATGCTTGCAAACATCGACAAGAACGCTGGCGGTAAGTTGGCAAAACTGGATAAAGATCCAACCAATGAAACACTTCAAGTGTTAACTGGTAAAACAATGTTGATTAAGATTCTTATCTGGAGTATTGACGATAAGACTGGCAATTACATTGGCGCAGTATCACCACGCAGTACCGAAGAACCTGCACCAGCTCCTGCTCCTAAACCAGCACCTGTTGATGATGTGTTTGATGATGCAGACGTACCTTTTTAATTAACCAATTTAACGCACAGGGACGTGCAACCACCAAAGGTAATCAACAATGATTGAGCAAAGAACAGAAGAATGGTTTGCCCAAAGACTGGGCAGAGTCACAGCATCATCAGTGGGTGCAATCCTTAACCTATCACCAAACCAAAAACGCAAAGATGTGATGCGTGCGATGGTGCGTGAGTGGCACCATGCAGAAAAAGAGTTTAAAGGAAACGCTGCTACTGAGTACGGCACGTTTCATGAGGATATGGCAAAGCTAGACTTCCAAATGGAAACTGGTAGCACGATTGAAGAAACAGGATTTCATCCTTTTGATGTGTGGCTAGGCGCATCACCCGATGGTTTTGTGGGCGATCATTTGATTGAGATTAAATGCCCGTTTAGTTTGCGCAATGTGTCTGAACCAATTTTTAAAACCATTGCAGAGCAACCGCATTACTATGCGCAGATTCAAGTTCAATTGTTTGTGACGCGCAGAAAAACGTGCATATTTTACCAATGGAGTCCGTTTGGGTCATCAACCGAGATGGTGGATTACGATGACGCATGGATTAAAGAAAACCTGCCAAAACTACTTGAATTCTACGAAGAATACTATTTGACAGAACGCATTCAAAATGCGGCTGTGCATCTTGCGCCAAAACACGCTGCTGTTGATGGTCTTGACGACAAGGTTAAATATTATTTTGAACTCAAGGCGCAAATTGCGTCACTTGAAGAATTAGCCAAAACCACACTGCAAGAAATTGTGAATGGCTGTGACAATAAAGACAGTGAGATTGATGGTCACAAATTAACCAAGGTGGTTAAGAAAGGATCTGTTAGCTACGCTAAAGCTATCAAAGAATTATTGCCGAATGCAGATCTCACGGCTTTTACCGGTGAACCCACAGAGTATTGGAAGTTGTCATGAATTCACAAGAAATAGCGGAAATAATGAAATTATATTTAGCGGGTTTAAGCGCAAAAGAAATAGGAAAAGAGCTTGGATATACTACTAAAACAATTGCTAGTTTTTTATATGATGAAATTAAAGAAAAGCCAAGTGAAAAACAAACTGTTTTGAAATGGATAAAATTTAATAAAGATGATAAAACCACACACCCGACACATGAGCAAGAAGTTTTAGTTTCTTTTTTTCATGGGCATGCAGTTTGTAATTTTGATAAAACTTACAAAAAATTTGTTGTTAGTTTAGCAGGAAATCGTAGCGTTATAGATAAAGTGCATGCTTGGATGCCTATATTTTCACCACATTTTGTTGATGATGTTGGTATTACATACATTGATGCAGAAATTAATAACGAATATTTACTCGAACAAACAGCAATCGAAACATTTGACATAATTGACGCAATTACACCAGCGTTGCGCGATGCTGTTAAACACTTGTTAGTACAACAAGGAGCGCATAAATGAAAATGCGCCTATACCAACAGCAGGCACACGATGAAGCGATTGCATGGGTACGCAAAAATGTGGAGTCTTGCGTCTTAGAACTACCGACAGGCGCAGGAAAATCCATTATCGTTGCTGAGATTGCCAACACATTGCACCAGGTAAGCAAAAGCAAACATGTGTTGTGTATTGTGCCAAGCAAAGAACTGCTGGAGCAGAACGCTGAAAAGATTCGCGCCACAGGAAACGACGTGTCGTTGTTTTCTGCAAGCGTTGGTGAAACCTGCCTCAAGCATCCATTAGTTGTTGGCACTCCTGTCAGTATCAAGAATCAAATTGAACGCTTTGGCAGTCAATTCTGTGCCGTCATTATTGATGAATGCCATCGGATCACACCAACCGTCATACACATCATTGAACAGCTACAAGTATTCAATGAGCGTTTGCGTGTCATTGGCTTATCAGCGACACCGTATCGCATGAATACCGGCTACATTTACAAGTACGATGAACGTCATGTGGCGTTGAACGAAAACAAAAGTCGTGAACCGTACTTTCATAAATTGATATACAAGGTGACTGCACGCGACTTGATAAGCCAAGGTTATTTGTGTCCACCTGTTGTCGGAGAAATCCATAGCGAGCATTATCACACGCTAGACATGCAGTTAAATAGCATGGGTAAGTTTTCAAAAGAAGACGTTGACCGTGCGTATCATGGCAAAGGTAGGCTGACTTCAAAGATTGTGGCGGATGTGATTGCACAATCAAAAAACCGAGAAGGCGTGATTATTTTTGCAGCGACAGTGCAACACGCGGGTGAAATCATGGAGTCACTACCACCAGAACTGTCTGAGATTGTCACTGGATCCACACCTGCTGGTTTGCGTGAAGTTATTTTGCTTAAGTTCAAAGCAAAGTTAATTAAATACCTAGTGAACGTCGCGGTGTTGACCACCGGGTTTGACGCACCACATTGCAGCGTGATTGCATTGCTACGCGCTACCGAGTCAGCCGCACTTCTACAGCAAATGATTGGACGAGGTTTGCGTCTAAGCGACGGAAAAGAGGATTGTTTGGTATTAGACTACGCAGAGAATGTTGATCGTCATTCGCCCGATGGTGACGTGTTTAATCCAAACATAAAAACAATCAACAGCAGTGATTTTGACGGTGAATACCTGGTTGCACGTTGTGAGAAATGTGGAACACTAAATGAATTTAAACCCAGAGATAATGATGCGGGTTTTGACATAGATGACAACGGTTATTTTGTGGATCTGCAAAACAATCGAGTCGAAACAGAACATGGATTTTTTCCAGCGCATTATGGCAGAGCTTGTCAGTCTGATTACTGCGACTACAAGTGGAGTTTTAAGCCATGTCATGAATGCGGTGAAGGAAATGACATCACAGCTCGGTATTGCAGAGCATGCAAAGAAGAATTGATTGATCCAAATGAGAAGCTGGTGCGTGATTATCGAAAACGCAAGATGGATCCGTATCAGTCGCACACAGATGAAGTGCTTGATATGAAAGTTACGCCAACAGTCAGCAAAGCTGGTAACGAATGTTTGCGCGTAGATTTTGTGACAGAGTGGCGTTCGTTTAGCGTCTGGTTTACACCTAAACTTACACGCGACTACAACAGTTTTATCGCTGTTACGCTTAATGGCAAGGTAAAGCCAGACACGGTCACTTATCAAAAAGTGGGCGACTTCTACAAGATATACAATTACAACTTAGGATTTAGAAAAGATGAAATTCCCCCCGTGGTTAAAAGTGTACGGTAACACAGCATATCGTGGTGATTGTCCAAGTGAAGCACTGGAGGCAATTACTTTTTTTGCGCAACTGCGACGTGAATACCCCGACACCTATGGTTTGATTGCGACACATATCAGAAACGAAGGCAAGCGATCCTGGGAGCAGGTAGCACGGCAGAAAGCAGAAGGCATGACTAAAGGCGCACCAGACATTATTATTCCAATGTCACGCACGTTTGTGTGCGAGATGAAACGACTCGATCACACTAAGTCAAAATGGCAACCAATGCAGCTCGAATATTTAAAAACCGCACACGATGCCGGTGCCTTTGTTTGCGTTGCACTGGGATATGACGCGGCTTACAGCGCATTCTTAGATTCTATTGTTTAAAAAATAAAAAAATATGCTTACTTCGTGAACAGTTATGATATTATTTAACCACGCTTTCAAGAAGGCGAAACAATAATAACTAACTTAGGAGTAAACGACATGGCAACACATAAAGACTACGCAGACTTAATAGCAAGAATTGATGCCGTTGGTAAAAAATTAGGTTTTTCATATTTAACTGATGGCAACATTGATATGGAAAACTGCGGATTAAAAGAAGATGATGCAAATTTTTGGGATGCAATGATGACTTGCGCACTTCAAGCAGCAGATGCAAGACTAGAAGATTATGAATCTGATTACGGCATCAAAACATTATTAGCAGCATAAACAACAAAAAAAGCTGGGCGTAAATATGCGCCCAGTTTGCCCAACTTTAGGAGTAACAAAATGAAAATGAAAAAACAACAAACCTCTGTTTGCGGCTTTGTGGTCGTAAATGGGTTTTTTAAGTGGGTGCCATTTCGCACTCACGCTCAAGCAATTGATGCTGGGGCAATTCGTACCGTCAACACATTTAAGCGTGACGGTCATCACTGGCCTCGTAGATGGTCAGTAATGCGTGCTGCGGTTGTTTAGGAGAACAAGATGGAAGTATTAGTTAAAAAATCAGATTTTGCTTTAAACATGTATGAGTTTTATAACCCGCAAACAAGACGCTTAGAGCATTGCCCAGACTTAGCAATTATCGCTGAGTTATTTCCACATTTTATTATTAAAATGGTTGGTTAAAATGGAAGTCACAATACATTTTGACATCGTATCAAACGATGGAGCAATAATTAGCATTGAAGCAGTTGCAATCTTGTCCGGTAAATATATACCGGCTGACTTCAATCATGATATTGAAGATGATCGCGAGATAGCAGTTGACCAAATTACGTTCACTGATAACGATGGTGACGAGTTTGAACCAGACTTATCATCAAAATTAATTGAAATCGTAGATGAACACATTTACGACAAAGATCGTAGCATCTACAAAGATGCTGAAAAAGGCATTGATGAGATTTACATTGATGATTTTAAAAGCGATCACGATTACGAAACATTAATGCAGCAATAACAAATACTCCTACTCGCACCGCACACGCGGTGCATTTTTTGAGGCAATAAGATGATAGATTTTGTAAAGTGGCTAGACGACTCAGATGTCGCCTATTTAGTGATGCTTGCGCTTTTTTTAGCGATGGCAAAATTGCATTCCAAAGCAATGGAAGAAAACACCCGTTTAAGAAAATTACTTAAGAGAGCAATGAGATGATCAATCCAGTACAACAAATGATTGCTGAAGCAATCAATTCACAAGATCCAGCGCACAATGTTGCGATTGTTTGCACAGAGATCGTTCGTGGACTTAGCTTCATTGCTAACGCTATTCCCGACAAGGAAGAACAGGATGCTTTTATTGAAACCGTCAGCAAGCAGATCCGTGCTGAACTTGAAATCATCCAACAAACAACACAATTCGAGGCATAAGACCATGAGTGCATCTTTAATTTTAACGCTGTCGTTTCTAACAGTCGATACCACCATCGACAAGAAAGGTCATACAACACGTCACGAAACAATTGCCTACACAACAACGGCAATTCCCTATGACACACGCCAATCATGCGCCAATGCGCAACAGGAATGGCAGTTTGCAGTAGGCGCATATCAGATGTCAAAGCGTCCTACTAGAATAATTACTGCTGTCTGCACCGACAGCGCAACAGGAGTAGTAGAATGAGCTTGTTAAACCAAAAGCAGATTAAAGAAATTATTGACATGGCAACTCAGCAAACTGAGTTTGCTGAAATATTAAAGTTAAAGCTGGATCATTGGAACAGCAATCAGCATTCATTTAACGTCAATTGGAATGATGCGCCAGAATGGGCAGATCAAGCAACATTGCAAGTAAGATGGAATGGGATAGGTCATGTTTACACAATTCATTTGGATACATTTGAAAGACCTATTACCGCACACCCACACGCAGCATTATTGATGAAATATGCGGAAGCAGCTCAACGCAGAACAGATCCTTGGGTTGAGTTTGAAATCAAAGATTCTGATACGGGAGTTTGGACGGCTTTGAATATACCTCTTACATTCTTTGAAGAATGTGAATATCGCCACATTGGAGATAAGCCATGAAAGACAACGCAATTATTTGGTGCTTGGTAGCATCATTTGTGGCAGGTGCATTAGCTGGCTTTGTTGCAGTAGCAACTATGCATCGTCATTATCATGAGGTGATTAAGACATCCATTGGCGAATTCATCATCCATGACGGTAAGATTTATTCCGTGTATGAGATGGAAAGAAATGTTCGCGGGGAAATGGTGACGCGATGACCAAAGACGAATGCATTAAGCGTTTACAGACCGCGCAGAAAAACAAAAAGGAGCTGAAGAAAATTAAACTTCAGATCCTCAAAGAAATCGAGCAGTTGAAATTGATGCTTCGCGCATTAGAGGAGGATGATTGTGGGTGAGTTAATATTTTGGACAGGCATTGGAGTTATGATCGTCTGTTTTTTCATTGAGTACGCTGATGAAGATTGATGATGCAGCGGCACTTATTTTCTTTTTTTTGGGATTAATTTTGGCGGCAATATGGATATACCATTAGTTAAACCGGTGTCGAAAACACCCTATGTAAAACCAGATAAAAAAGATTGCCTTCATCCCTGGTGGCAAAATTATCCAAGTCGCCAGATTAGAATTTGTGGTGAATGTGGTGAAGAAAGAGCAATCTTTAATGTGATTAAGCACCAACGATGAATATATCACAGATATTTATTAACCTGTCGCCATTTTTGCGTGATAGGTTCACGAGTGAAGTGTTTACCTTGGGTTTGGTGCATGAGTTAAATCAAAAGCAATTTGAGGTACATTGCAAACGACTTATGCGCCAGCACAATGGCGAAACCAGAAAGCTGTACAAAGCATTATCTAAGCTAAGTGCAGCGGAGCGATTACGTTTTTTTGATGTAGTAAGTGGAGTAGTAGATGGATAACAAAGAACTGACAGCGATTAAAAGCATTGTGAAATATAGCCAGAAGACTGGCAATTTTTATCGTAACGAATCGGATTCACCGGCAAAGTTAGTGACAAAAAACAAGCATGCGTTGATTTCACTTCGCAAGGGTGATTTTCATAATATGTATCCAGCATGGAAAATTGCTATTTATATGTCGCATGGGTACTGGCCAGATGATGGCGATACTTGCGAGTATGTGGATGGCGATGCAAAAAACTTAAGTTTAAACAATCTTCGCGTGATTCATTTTGGTGATGATGAAACGACTGTGATGGATTACTGCATCGATAATCAGCTTGAGTATCGCCATGTGTCAGTAAAGATGCGTAATCAAAAACGGATTCGCAGAAGCGTTGGTGGTATGTCGTACTGGTTTTACAAAAAAGCAGACTTTGCACGTCAATGCAAAGATCTAAAGCACATTAATTTTGAACAAGTAAAAAAGCCTGGCATGGGCAAACGTAAAAACCAGCATTTTATGGAATTTTTAAGCAGGCACACAATTGTGCCAACACGATGGGAGATGACCTTATGTCAAATAAAATAGATCAAAAGATTGTCGGTTATAAAGTAGTAGATAAGACCGAAGAACCGGTAGTTGAAGCACAAGTTATGCATGAGCTACTACCAAGACCAAATTGCTTAACAGGCACAACGTATAAAATTAAGACCCCACAAAGCGAACACGCTCTGTACATCACGATTAACGATATGGTCTTAGATGGAATCCACCATCCGTATGAGATGTTCATTAATTCAAAAAACATGGATCATTTTCAATGGGTGTTAGCTGTGACACGTTTAGTATCTGCTGTATGGCGTAAAGGCGGTGACTCTACTTTCTTAGTTGAGGAGTTGAAAAACGTGTTCGACCCAAAGGGCGGGTACTACAAAAGAGGTGGTGTGTATATGCCATCACTGGTAGCTGAGATTGGTACTGTAATTGAGCAACATTTAAAGTCCATTGGTGTGATTAAAGTTGAAGTTGATGTGCATCAACAGGCGTACTTAGAAGCTAAGAAAGAAAAAGCCAAAGGTGTTGAGATGCAACTCTGCACCAAATGTAATACAAAAGCTCTGATACTGATGGATGGGTGTATGACGTGTACTAACTGTGGAGATAGTAAATGCAATTAAAACACATAGTAAGTTTTAGTGGTGGTATGGGGAGTTTTGCTGAAGCAAAATCATGCGTTGATAAGTACGGTAAAGAAAATGTTACCTTGCTGTTTGCAGATACATTGATGGAAGATGAAGACCTTTACAGATTTAAAGATGAGTGCGTTGCTTTTCTTGACTGTGAGTTAGTTACGTTAACAAACGGAAAAACACCTTTTGAGATTTTTAAACAAGAAAAGTTTATGGGTAACAGTAGGGTTGATCCGTGTTCTAAAATACTGAAGCGTGAACCACTTATTAAGTGGTTTACTACAAACTTTGCTAGCGATGAAGCGCATATGCACTTAGGTATTGATTACTCTGAAAGCCATCGTCTTGAGGGCGTACAAAAAAGAATGTCACCATATATATATCGTTCAACATTAGTCGAGGAAGGTAAAATTATCCATAAAGACTATAGCGAACAATTTGATATTAAACGCCCAAGACTTTATGACTGGAAGCTAGGACATAATAACTGCGGAGGTTTTTGTATTAAAGCGGGGCTTGGTCATTACAAAGCACTTTATGAAGCTAATCCAGATAGATACATGGATTTTGAAGCACAAGAAGCAGAAGTGTACGATGTAATAGGTGCAGCATATCCTTTTTTAAAAAAGACTGAAAACAAAGTATTACGGAGATTAACATTGAAACAATATAGAGAAGATTTTTTGTCACAAGGTAAAGTATCAGTATCAGAAAGCCAAGAGTACGGTGGTTGTGGGTGCGCAATATGAGTAAAGAGGAATCTGGGTATCCTGCCAATGCTACCTTATGCGATGAGTGTAATACCAAAGCGGTTATTATGATGGATAACTGCAAAGTTTGTTTAAACTGTGCCAGCTCTAAGTGTGGTTGAGTATGGTAACTAATTTGAATATTAAAAAAGTTATTAACTTAGAAATTGGCAACCACTATCGTACAGAAGATGGTCGTGTGTATAAAGTCATCCATGAGGATGACGATGGGCATTGGACAGCTAATATTAGAGAAGGGATTTCACAACGTCATCCTGTAATAATTACAGATGCTTGGGGGCGTAATAGGTTTGGTCAAGATTTAATTGAGGAGACAACAAAATGAACGACTTACAAAAAGAATTACAAGCGTTAAAAGCAAAGGTTGCTGAATTGGAATCACGCATTCTATTTCCTAATGAACCTGTAGCAAAATGGCAACCCGAAGGTGGGGATTGGTGGATTGATGCTGAAGGGGAGGTGGTTGAAGTAGACACATCGGGTGCATCAAAAGATTTTGGTACAGAACGTCAAACAAAACAACAAGCCAAACGTGCATCAGTAGAAATGCGCAGGTTTAATCGTCTGTTAGCATTGCGTGATGAGTTGTGTGGTGATGAGTCGGTGGATTGGAATACTAAGACTGAAAAATTTATTGTCTACTTTAGCCATCATAAAGGTAGATGGCATTGCTCAAGGTACGAAGATAGACAAGATGTTGCTGTTCATTTTGTTGATTTAGAAAGCGCACAAAAGGCTTGCGATATGTTGAATTCTGGGGAGGTGGAGTTATGACTAAAGAACAAGCACTGAGAATCTTAAAACTGCTCTCTGGTTTAGAGATGTATGTCTTTATGCAAAACGATGTACCCGACCATCATACCGATGAGCTGATTAAAATTATTGATGACTTATCTGATGTTGTATTGGAGAAAGAGAATGAATGAATATATGTTTACCCTTGGTGCGGTACTGTTGGTTTTTACGTTTATGTTTGTGGGTATCATGCACGAAAAAGACGTGACAGTAGACTGCATTAAATCATCATCGAAACAATGCTATACCGTAGATGAAATTTATAAATTATGCACAGGAATTACAAAATGAAAATAGAAATAAAAAGACTAGATAAAAAAGTATTACTACCAGCTTACGAAACAGCAGGCGCAGCGGCTGTGGATTTACGCGCCAACATCAGTAAAGCAATCAAACTGGATCTTGGTGAAACAGCTTTAATTCCGACAGGAATTGCAATCAACATTGATAACGATGAAGTAGCAGCCGTCATTTTACCTCGCAGTGGACTTGGACATAATCACGGTATCAAGCTCGGTAACAGCGTTGGCTTAATAGACAGTGACTATACTGGAGAGCTTAAAGTGTCCGTAAAGAATACTGGCTCTGGCGTGTATAAGATCAACCCACAGGATCGTATTGCACAGATGAAATTTATCCCAATTGTTCGTGCTGAATTTGTGGAAGTAGATGAATTCAGCACAGCGACTGAGCGTGGTGATGGTGGTTTTGGGAGTACAGGGAAATGATTTCAACAACAGCGGCATACATATTGATTAGCACAATGATTTCAGATAGTCATATTACACAATCCACAGCTATTTTTGCAGATAAGGCATCATGCGAGTCAGCAGCGACAAGACAAGACTTTGTGCTAAAGTCACTTAAAGTAGACGGTAGATGGAACTTAACCTGTCATCCCTATCTGCTAAATGAGGAGAAAAAATGAGTGAAGCAAATAAAAAATATGCATGCATTTTAAAAGAGATCTTAAACAATGGTGATATAGTCACAACACGAAACCACCGGGTTTATTCTAGTTTTAATCTGCCTAATGTCACATTTACTACAACACCACTTGTTACACTACGCAAAACTGCGTGGAAGAAAGCATTGCGTGAAATGGAGTGGTTCTTATCTGGTGATAGTGAATGCCCAAAGGAACTGCTCGATTGGTGGGATGGGCAATTAGATACTGATAGATGTTTGACATCTGGGTATGGTGTGCAATTACGGCAAAGTACATTTTATGATTTTAGAATAGGTGACCTTAGTTCTTTTGACCAAGTTAAATTCATCCAAGATGCACTTAAAAACAATCCAAATAGTCGTCGCCTTTTGATGACAACATGGAATGCGGGTGAAATGGCGAACATCACAGAAGCAAATGACAACCTCAACACACCGACGTGCTGTCACTCAATTATCGTGCAATTCTTCGTGCGTAACGGACGTTTAAGTATGAAGTCATATCAACGTAGTGCTGACATGCTCCTTGGCGTACCGCACAACTGGATTCAATCCTGGGCGATGCTTTTATGGTTTGCACACCATGCTGGTTTGAAGGTTGGATCAATGACGTGGATGTGGGGAGATGCGCACATTTATGATGAGCCATCTCATGTGGATACAGCAGAAACGATGGTAAGTTTTTACACCGGAATGGACGAAGTTAAACTGGTTTACACACCCACCAGCGAAGATTTTAAAGCGTCTGACTTCTCAATTGTTGGTCACATACCAGATCCGATTGTTACCACCAGACCTAAACTCCTTTGATGGCAAGCAATCGATTATGTGAAGTATGCAGAGTAGAAAAGCCGGTGCTACTGTTTGCACGCGGGAGTGGTGTTTGCAAAGTCTGCAATATCTCTCTTGGCGTGCAAGAAACAAACGCTCGAAAAAAACGAGTTTCAACATCAAAAATAAATAACAAGTTATGCAAAAAGTTTTTACAACAACACACAATCATGCCGAAAGGTTGGGAAATGACTTTATGACAAATCAAGAAAAACAAATGTA